ATAAGTGCTGACAATAATCCTCTATCTGTTGCATGATAACCTCTCCTATGTACGCGCAGATACATACATACACAAAAACCGTGATAGCGTATGTCACGGGGGTATCCAGCGCGTGCCCCGATGAACAGGTATAAAAAGGCAGAGGGCATCCTATAAGATAGGATGCCTTGGTATGGTCATACAGGCGTCCCGTCCCCGGTAGGGTTGCATCTTCTCGTCCCGGGGACGCTCCACCATTTTTAAGCGTACCTCCTGACAGTGACGACCACCTTGTCGCCCTTACCCACGCCGATCTCGTCCGCGTGCCTCGTGATGTTGACCGCGAGGGAGTTGCCGTACTCGCTGACCGTGGTCGTGAATGAGGTCGTGATGTTGGCCTCTCCGATCTGCGCACCGAGGAGGTGGTAGCCGTCGAGCCCGGGTGTGTTGAGCAGTACCGCCTCGGTCACATCCTCGAGCATCCTTCCGAGCTCGCGTACCGGGGACGGATTGTCCGCACCTACGCGGACCGCCACTGTGAGCATGTACTTCATGCTCCCATCTCCCACTCGGCGCAGACGTTGAGTGCGTACTTACCCTTAGCCTCGCACCCGGTCTTGGTGCAGTTGTCGCACGATGCACCTTTGGGGATGAAGTGCGGACATGTCTCCTCATCGTCGAGGGCCGATGCCTCGCGGATGAGATTGCGGGTTGCCTCGCAATAGTAGAATACTTGACCCTCGTACTTGTCGCCCGGAGTGGTGCATGGGGAGTATTTCCCCAGCTTGCATTTGTCGCATGTTGTAATCATCAGAATGCCTCCTCGATAAGCTTGTGCGCCCTCGCGGTGCCTTCGGCGACGATCTCCGCCTTGCACTGTTCGATGAGAGCGTTGTAGGCGGTCTCCTCGCAGTGGTCGCAGTAAAGCACTCCGAAGGTGTTGTCCTTCGCGTGCATGAACTTGGCATCGTGCCCGCAGTCCGGGCACTTGACGGTCTCGATGACGATCTCATCGGTGGTCATGCCTCCACCTCCGTCCACTTGTGGCGGTTCGCATCCACCCACGCCTTGACCTCGTCGGGCATGTCGGCGTCGTAGTCGTTGAACACGCGGTCGAAGAAGTAGACGAGCATCATCGTCATCGTGTCCTCGTCCATTTCGGCGACCCAATCGCTGACCGTGAGGCGGATGATCTTGTAGGACCTTACCCACCTGATTGAATTCTTGTCGGGGGTGTGGTCGTACTCCGCGCTTATGTCGGGTACGTCGACGCCTGTGATCTCGGCGGCCTTCCTCGTGAGCTCGTTGAGCCTGTCATCGGTAATCATGCCCTGACCTCCTTGAGCAGTGTCTTGGCGGCATCGAGGTGGATGCCTGCACGGTCGTTCTGTCCTCTGCGGAGGCATGCGGCCGCGAAATAACAGTGGTCGCGGATTGCGAAGAGGTGGTACTTCTTCGTAACGTTCTTCTCCTTGCCGATCATCTCGTCGAGCTTGGTTATCATGAGCTCGATATTGTCGATGTTCTCGTTGTTGGTCATGTTGTTGCTCCTTGGCGGGTGCTTCTCGGGTTCCCGTCTATGTATAGCATAGCGTTATCGCATATATAAAAACTACGCTAAATGCTATACAAAATAAATGAGTGTTAAAAGGTTTATTCGGATGCTGGCTCACTGCTCGGGAGCTTCTTCCGTCTCGGGCTCTGCCACCGTGTGCGCCTGCTCCCACTCGCTCAACTGTGCGAGCAACTGCTCGCGCTGATAGTCGAGGTGTGCGATGCGCTGAACGATGGCGCAGTATGCCTTCATGTCGTTCTCGTCTGCCTGATAGATCATGCTACCACCTGTGTCGCTATCCTCTGTGTGACCGTTGCCGGGTCATCCTCGCCCTGTCTCCACGGGTTCTCTATCTCCTTCGTGCTGAACTCGAACTGCGGTACGATGTCGTCCTCTGGTGCGGTATAATCCGCACATAAGGCGTATCCGTAGCAGTCGAATACGCTGAAGGCGATCGCGTTCACCCATTCGGGTATCGGGCAGAGGATGTCTAGTCCGTGGTTGTCGTTCTTGATGAGTGCTATCATTGTATCCCTCATATCGTTCCTATCGTTGTCGAGTTGACATAGGATCCGTTCAGGAACTTGGAAATGGTTATTGAACCTGTTCCTCCGTTGTTGGCAATTACTGTCATCCTGATCTCTGTTGTTCCGTCAGGCGATACGGTCGAGATGTGAGTGTTGTTCTTGGCCGATTCGTCCGACCCCAACATCTTATGGTTGGTGTTGAGCGCATAGAGTGCACCTGATGAGAAGGTCTTGTAACCTGCTATGGTTTCATTTCCTGTCGTGTGAACCACATTGGGATTGCTTGCAAGGGAGCCGATGGTCACTATGTCTCCTGTGTTCGCGGAGTTGTAGTCTCTCTGATTCGCCAATACAGCGTAGAATCTGTTTGCGCCCGTCTGATTAGGATCGAAACCGACTGTCAGTATGTTCCTGTTGCCAGAGTTGGAGGCATCATAAGCATATATCTGCGCTCTTGACTCATTGTTCGCCTGTGCGTTGCCTGAATATGCCGTTCTAAGATTATTACTTGAGTCGTATGATTGTACTCCTCCGAGATTGCCTGTTGCCCTTCCGCTCTTGATCGCGATCTCCGAGAATGCTGTTGCGTATCTGGTCAATCCTCCGTTGAAGGTATGGTCTCCCGTCCACGTCTTCGCTCCCGCGATGCCTGTCTGGTCGCCTGTGGTGTTGACCGCATCCGTGATACCGTAGCCCGCCAATGTGGTCGGATTGCTCCCGGCCGTTACCAGCCCGTCAGCGTTGATCGTGACCTTGGTATAATCGCCTGCGGTGGGTGCCGTCGTCAGCGCGGGCACTGCGTCAGTGATACCATAACCCGCCAGCGTTGTCGGGTTGCTCCCGGCCGTGACCTGCCCTTCAGTATTGACCGTGACGCTCGTATACGTGCCTGCGGTCGGCCCTGTCGTTAGCTTGTCCAACTTCTTGGAGAGCTTGTTCGATGAGCCGTCCGTTATGTCGCCCGTCGCCGTTATATTGCCGTCCACGTTGATCGTGTCCTTGATGTCAGTCATGCTATCATCCCACGCATACCACAGAATAGGTCACGGCATTACCGGGCGCGGTGTTGAACACAATCGTCGCTTTGGTCGTCGTCGCCGTGATCTTAGGGAGGCAGAAGTTGCCCGAACTGTCGAATACCTGCACCGCCGGGATGTTGCCGAGGCCGTGCGTGAACTCGAAGGTCTTGGTGGAGCCGTCTCCCGTGATCGTTCCGCGATATGCTCCCGCTTTGCCTGCGAGAGCCGTGTTGACGTATGTCGTCGTCGCATAACCGCTTAAATCCACGTCGCCACCGAGAGGGTCCCATGCAGAACCGTCCCACGCGTAGTTAGTACCTGCGGGAGTGTCGCCGTGGGCGTCCGTGACGTTCCATACATCTCCGACCTGCTGACCTGACGAGGGGAGGTTGGTGTATGTGCATGAACCTTTGTAAGTAAGCACCGCGCTGATGCTCGCCTCGACGAAACCACTGTCTGCCGATGAATATTTGAGGACCTTGCCGTCCGAGATCGTCCCCGCGAGCTTGGGGATGGTGTCGGCAGTGTTGCCCGTAGGTATCTCGCTGACCGCAATCTTGCTCGATGCGTTCAATCCCGCGTAACCATTGGCCTGATCTTTGGCGGATGTGCTCTGCTTGGATGTGTCCGACGGATGTACATGGTCTCCCTTGGCCCACGACGTCGAGCTTCCTGCCGAGCCGACGCCGTCCATCGCAGGCGTCGATGTGTATGCCGACGGTATCGTCCCCGTAACGAAGGGGGCCCATTGGGTGCCGTCCCATATACGGAGCGTGCTATCCACCGTGTAGTAGATGATCTGCCCCGTAATCCCCGATACAGGGAGCACGTTCAATGTCTGTACTGCTGCATTAAGCAGATAATTTCCGTTGAGGTCAATGTCGACCCCGTAGTCTATTTTTGCCATTTCTATCGCCTCATTCGATTATCGCGGTCCCTGCCGTCGCCGCGTTGAACTCTATTTTAACGTTGTTTAAGTCCACTTCCGTGATCTTCCCGAAGATGACCGTCCCGGCGGTGTCCTGTATCTGCACCTGCACATGACGGTCCTTACCGTGGCTGATATTCCATACACTCGCTGGCGTGCTCTGGTCGTAGATATATTGGTCGGCCGTCGGGATATTGACGAGCCCGCCCGAGTAGATCGCCATCGTGACCGCGTTGGCGGTCGGAGGCGTATGGAACTTGACGCGGAGGGTATCTTCATCTACCACCGATACGGTCGCGTCGATGAACTCCCCTCCTGACTGCATCGAATAGATTACCTTGGTCGTGCCGAGGTTGTGAATGACGTCGTATGTGGTGCTGAAGCCGTCGCCTATATAGCGGATGACCATATCTCCCGCGCTGACGACCTCGCCCGGAGGTCCCTGCGGTCCCTGTGTCGCGGTCAACTGCCAATAGGCATCGTCGCCGTGGGGCTGGTGTCCGATGTTGTTGTCGACCAGCGAGACATACATGTAGCCGTTGTATAGGACGACGGAGCCCTGATAATAGATAATGTCGGACTGCCAAGGCCATACTGTGTTATCTATGACCTTCTCCCATGCGGTGCCGTTCCACCGATAGAAAATCATGTCGGCGGTGCATAGGACGACCTTGTGGTAACTGACGCCCGGGTCCGCCGTGGGTACGGTGCTGACTTCCTCGTAACCGTCGGCGAAGTGGTGCGCGGTCTGCATCTGATCTAAACGTGCTTTATTGATGACCGTACCGGGCTGGTTCGGTGTCTCGTCGACCCAATCGACGGGTGTGTACTCTTGGCTCATGATGTTGCCTCCTGAATGTCAGCGTCCACTATGTCGCTGACGATGGCGGGGAGCTCCGCCGCGAATGGAATTGATATGAAGTGGTCGCGTGCTTGTGGCTGGAAGTGATGGTGCGGATAATCGTGCTGGTATCTCGCGTATATCATGCGGTTCTCTATGATGAGCTCGATGGCGTCAGGATATACCTTAACCCTGCTCGTGTTCGCTCTGCGTAAAAATCCTTTATCGACGGGCGTGAGCACTGCGGCCTTGGCCTCTATCCTCGCTCCGTGGTTGAGAAGTATCTGCTTGGTCTTGCTCTCGTGCTTCTCGCGCAGACGTCTCATGCGCTCGGCGGCCTCCTTCAATGATAACTCGACCGTTGTCATGCTATCCTCACTGCCTTATGCGTGACGTTGCCCCATTGGTCCGTCGCCGTGATTACCTCGCGGATAATCGCGCCTTGGTCGTACCCTTGGGGAAGATCTATGCGGTCGTATGCCTGAACGGGACAGTCAGCCGGGAGGATGACCGTGACCGTGCTATTGCTGATATAGTCGCCCGTCGGAGACAGATTGCGCTCGGTGCGTATGGCCAGCCTGCACGGATAATCTACCCCGTCGTAATACATCGGCTGGCCTGTGGGGTCGGCCTGTTTATACCGATAGACTGTGCACGATTGGCGCATCGAGTTGGCCCATATCTCCGCCATGGGGCTTACTGCCATCTCAACGGCACCTTCCCCGAGCGGATGTGCTTGACCGCGCTACCCCTTGCATAGGCGGCCGATTTGATCTGCGACATGGCATCCTCGGTCAGCTTGTCGCATATACTGCGAAGGTCGGTGCTCATGGATAAGTCGGGCATGTTGATGCTCGACGGTTTAATCCCCCGGAGGTCTAGGTTCTCGCGGAGGAATACCTGCGCCATCAGCTTGACCGCGCTCTCGGGCGGTGTCACGTGATAAGCGGATGCCTTATCGTTGCACCATTCGCGTGCATCGTTGACGATGACGCTCATGAGCTCGTCGCTCACGACGTCGGTCGATAATCCGAACAATACGCGGAGGTCGCTCTCGATGGTCATGGCTTGACCCCCTTGTGCCCGGGTCCGTCGAGGGGTGTGAACCTCTGCTTGGACCCTTCCCAATCGGGACAGTCCATCCACCCGCGTGCCTCGTTGTCGTATGCTCCTGTGCCTACTGCGGGCGTGATCGCGAGCCAATCGGCCTGATGCTCGCTGACGCGGTTCCTGTTGATGATTGCCTGTCCCATCAGTTGACGATATGTCCTAGTCACGACCTTGGCGTTGGAGTGGGTGTCGATTATCATTAGATCACGCGGATGGATATGCCCGGGGACGTTCCCTCCCCGGTGGGTGTTCTCACGCTTAGCTTGTCAGCTTGACCCTTACGGTCGCGCCCTTGTTGTTGACGGATGACTTGTCACTGTCAACGGGCTCGGCGACGCAGAACCTGCTCACGACGGTGGGCTGGAGTGCGTACTTGGTCACGTTGTCGAAGTCTGCGGTCGTCATGTCCTCGCGGATGATGATGTGCGAGGAGTGGTACCTGTCGACTACGAGTGCGCCGATGTCGTTGGCGTTGGCCCAATCGAGGCCTGTTGAACCGTCGCATCCGAGGTCCATGCCTGCGAACTTGATGAGCGATGCGTTCTCTCCGACCGCCTGTGCCCTGTCGTTGTACGCGGGGACTGCCATGGCGTTCAGTGCGTCGGCCTCGAACATGGGTGCCATGAGTGCACCTGTTGCCCTGAAGCCGTTCTTACCGACCTGTCCGCGTGCACTGTTAAGTCCCTTGAGGGAGTTGCCTGCGGTGGTCGTGGTGTCTGTGCCGTAGCAGTATGTCAGCAGGTTGGTCACGGCCTCTTGGTCGAGGGCGATCTCCATGCTGGCACCCATCTCGCGGAATGCGGCCGCCTTAATGTCGACGGATGCGTCTGCGAGGATGCCCTTGTCCAGCGTGCACATGAGCTTGTACTCCTTGACGACTGCGAGCTTCTTGCCGATGGTCTCTGCGAGGTCGATTGCGTCAGCGTTGGGTGCGACGCTCTTGGCGGCCTTGCGTGCGCTGAAGAACGGGATCTGCTCGGCCCCGCTCTTGGCCCTCCATACCTCGAGGATGTTCCTCGCGGATGTGTAGGGCATGGCTCCCTCCATGATCGTGTCGGCGACGAGGATGTCGACAACTCCCGAGCCCTTGACGGATGAACCTGCGGGGTTCGAGGGGGAGAGGAAGTCCGCCTTCTTCAGTGCGGAGAACTCGAGTGCTCCCCTTGAGTTGGCCTTGATACCGACCATGGTCTCGGGCATCCTTGTCAGGAGCCTCTCGGTCTGCTCTGCGGAGAAGTCGAGGTTGCCGTTGTCGACTGCCATAATCATCTTGAGGTAGTCGCTGGGGCGTGCGTTCTCATACATGCGGACGCCGGGTATGGCGTTGGCCGCGAAGTCGCTTGTCTTGGTTATGAACTTGCCTGTCTCCATGCTATCATGCTCCCTCTGTGTTGACGCCGGGAACGATGAGGACGAAGCCCTGTGCTCCTCCAGCGATAGGCTCGAGCGCGATGCCGAGGTAGTTGCCTGTTGTCAGTGCGACCACTCCGCCGAGTGTGCCTGCGGTAACGACTGCCCCTGCCGTGATTGCGGTGGATGCGTCGCCGTTGGCGCACTTGGCAACTCCAGCGACCCTGACCGCTCCCTCGGTGCCCGAGGGAATGTCGTAGAGTGCGACGCCGATGATCTTCTGTGTGCTTGCGGTCGCAGGAAGAATGAGGCCGTCGGAGTTGATCTGAACTGCCTGTCCTGCGAGAATATCGGAATACGCGACCTTGGAGATCTCGGTTCCGAATGCCCCGAGCATTGTGTCGGGGACGAGCGGGAATGCGGATATACCTGCCATTTTATTCCTTCCTTTTCTGTGCCCCGATCAGTAGAGCGCGGTGCGGATGCCTGCGCCCTGCTTGGAGAACTCATAGACCGGGGGCTTGGTCTGTGTGTCCTTGTCTGCGCCCATCTTACCTTTAAGGCCCGTGGGTGCTCCGTAGCTCGCGACGGTGTCCTTGACCTCGGTCATCTTGTCGATGATCTTAGTCTCGAACTCCGCCAGCTTGTCGTCGAGGTGTTTGGAGTATGCCTCGGCGACGCAGGGAACTCCCCACGCGCTCATGCATCCCTCCAATCTGCCGAGAGCTCTGACCCTCTCGTCCCCTTCGGCCTCGTTGACTGCTTTTATCATCTCCTCCGCCTCCGGGATGAGTGCCCCGACGAATGCCGATAAGACGTCAACGAGGTCCTTGACCTCGGGTTCCTCGGCGGGTGCCTCGGGCTCCTCGGTCACGAATTCCTCGACGATCTCCTTGACTTCTTCGTCTGTTGCCATCTCTGTGTCCTCCTTCCCGAATGCGGGAAGCTTGCATACCTCGCAGGCCCCGTCCTCGACGAGGGCGAGCCCTGTGAAGCTCACGTCCGTGACCATGCCGTCGGGCATGATCTCGACCACCGTCTCGGCCGATACGTCCTTGATGCCTCCGCTCTCCCTCGGCATCTGCACGAGTGAGGCGCACGCTCTCGAGGCGTCGGTCTGACAATGGAGATATACGTCGCCCATGACGGCGGCGTTGTCGTGAGAGTAATGCGGGTTCAGCACCGCGCCGATCTTCTCCGTGACGGAGCGCGGGGTGCCTCCCGAGTGCCTAGTCCATACCGCGTTATCCGCCCACTGTGAGGCGCAACGCTCGAGGACGTCGGCAGTGAATATGGTATCTATGCCGTGCATGTCGGTCCATGCTCCCTCCGCCATGATGATGACGTCATGGATGAGGAGCCCGCCGTCCTGCGTCGGCTCGTATGAGCTCAATTGCTCGACTTGATTGTAATACGCTTTATGCTTGGTCATATCGTAATCGCCTCTTGGTCCGCGAAGTGCGGTATCCTGCAACAACGGCAGTTAGGATGCCACGGGAGGGCCATCGGCTCGTTGAGGCCGTAGATCTTCAGCGTGGTGCTCCCCGTGCCTCCTGTGGCCTTCTCTATGCAATTGGGGCACGTCCTGTCGTCGTCCGTCGGGTATGACATGTAGCCGTCGCATCCCGCCTGCGTGTAGCGTGCCTTGGCCACTACATCGCATACCCTCATGATCTCGGTGCGGACGATGGTCTCCGCGTGCCTTACCTGCTTGTCGCCCGCCTTGTGTATTTCCCTGACGATCGCATCCGCGCCGAGGCCCTTCTGATAGCCCTCTGCGACGATGCGGGTCACGTCCTTGAACATGTCATCGGCGACCGACTGCACGTTGAATATGATGTTGACCTTGAGCATCTGTATCTCGGACTGCGGTACTTGGACCGATGGACCGAGCACGATGCCCGTGTGGAGATTGTTGAGTACGCGGTCGCTCACGCGGACGGTGGTCTCGGCCGCATTCCTCATCCAATCCTCCGATGATGCCGTGAGGTCGTCCTTCAGGCTCTGCGACAGTCTCTCGAGGACCTCGGCCTTATCGGGTCTGTCGCCCGTGGCTACGTCGGCCATGACCTCGTTATATCTGCGGATTATGTCGCGCTGGCGTTCTATCTCGCGCTTCTCGATCTTGCGGGTGCCCGACGGGTCCTTCCTGTTGACAGGCGACCTCATGCGCCCGCCTCCTTGGGGTCGGAGCCCTCGGCGTCATTGTCGGATGGGATGACATGACTGTTCGAGCCGAGGGCCTCCGCTATGTGGTGCATCATGCCGTTGAGTATCTCGTCCTTGATCTTGGCGTTGTCATACTCGCCCGGGGACGGGTGCTTCCCCCATATCTCCGCCATCTCCTCCACTGACAGAAGGAACTCGGGGTCAGTCGGGTCGAGGGTGGCCACGGTCTGAATTAACTGCGCCTTCTTCAGTTGTGCATCGGGGTCGGGGGAATTGAATATAAGCTGGACCGTGCCAGCCTTGATGCCGAGGTCGGGGAGGACGTAGCGGTCGATATACCTCGACTGCATCGTCGTGGCGATGATGAGTTGCTCGGCGGATATGCGGTTATAATACTTGGATAGCGTGACCTTGGCGGTCGCCTCTGAATTGTCTGATAAGCCGACCATCGCACGGGGAACCTGCATAGCGACCGCGATGCCCTGCAGGGCGGTCTCGGCGTATGTCGCCACCTGTGTGACACCCTGACTGTTGAGCGTGTTGATCTTGGCTCCGAGACCGTTGGCCATCGCCGAGCCCGGTGCTAGGTCCGCGAGCTCTCCCTCCAACAGGTCTGCGGGGACGATGCCGTCGTCGCCCTCGAACGTAATGTCGTAGGACGGGTATCCCATGCGGAGTATCATGGCCGTGTTAGCTTCGCGGATGTTCTCGTAGTCGGCGATGGACTTGTATGCCTGTGCAATATCGGAGCGTCCCGTCTCGGGCGTCCCTGCGTATGGCTTGAGGGCCAGCGTGACGACCTCGGCCTTGGTCCATTCCGTGATGACCTGTCCGTTCCTGCCGAGTTGCTTGAAACCCTCGAGCCAGCCGTCGTCGTCGAAGTCGGGGTATATGTTAAAGGATGAGTGGGCGACGAGGCCGTGACGCATCCCGAACCTCCCGACCTCTGCCAGCCCGAAACCGTAGACCTTGCTCTCGGTGGCCATCTTCTTGACCTCGATCTCGAAGTTGACCGCATTCAGATACTCGCGGACCTTGGCGACGTCGTCGGGGTCCTCTCCCTGAAGTGCCCATCCCTGTGCGAACAGGTCGTCCACTTCGGTGTTGATGATCGACCCCGCGACGGTGTTCTCGTAGAGGTCGTTATATGCGATGTGCTGGTCCGTCTCCTTGGCCAGCTCTGCGGAGTATCTTCCCTTGTAGTCGTTGGTCTTGACGCGGATGGTGGCACCCTTGAGGCCCTTGGCGGGTGCCTCGTGGGCTACTTCGATCTGCTTGGACCACGGCCACTTCATAATGGCGTTTAGTCGTGTCGGTTTATAAGGATGGATAATCCCTTATTTCTTGAGGAATACCCATGCGAGCGCACCAACGGCGAGAACGCCAATAACTGCTCCCACTGCGCCGATTATGATGCCCGAGTTGTCGGCGGGCTTCTCGGGGGGTTCGGGCGGATTGACTAAACTATGCTCCCTGATGATATGGGTGCCCGCGCTGAATGTAGTTAGGGCCGTGATGGGATTGGCATCCTCATCGTACCATCCCTTAACGCTCGACAGTGGCGGTATCTTGTCTTTGATCTTGTCCCCGGGTATGAGATAGACCTGTGCAACGCAGTCGCCGTCCTCATCGAAGAAATATATCTCCGCGACGTCGTCGGCATCGGTGCTCCCTGCGGGGATGACCACCACCGCCATGATCGCGGAGACAAGTGCGAATATAATCAGGGTGCGCATGCTCTCTGCATCGCCCTCGGTCATATTTATGCACTCTTGAAGCGTATGTCTACATGGACGTTCTGCGAGGCGAAGGCGTACTTGGGATTATCAAATACCGCGACCCTCTGCACCCCTCCCCATGTGACCGCAACCCTCTCGATTGGTTTGGCGGGTGCGTATCCGCTCGGTTCATCCTCTGCCCTGAATACTGCGAGAACATGGTAATATCCCGCGCTATCCTTGGCGGTCTTGATATATGTGGCGTTGCTCTGCGTGTGCGTAACGCCCGTATCATCGAGGAGGGCCACCGATGTGATCGCTCCCGGCGTGACCCCGTTGACCGTCTCGTATGTGTTGAGCCTCGCGAATATGTAAACGGAGTTAGGAATTGAGCTCGCGTTGTTGCTGATGGCATCCTCGGTCTTGCCCATCGAGTTGGCGATCTCGTTCCTGTCCGCGCTCCTGATGTTGTCGAGGGATACCTGCGTCACTCCGTCCCCGAGTATGATCTCGGTGGGCACCGCCGTACCGTTGGCTCCGTACTCGGGGACCTCGATGCCGATTGGTTTACCTCCGCAGTACGCCTGCGTGAGATCCCATATATCGAGGCGGTATCCCGCGAGCGTCATCTTGCCCTCGAATACGTTGGTATGGAGCTGGACCATCTTGCCCCCGGCCGCATTAGCCATTAGGTCGTGAGTACCGAGGGTGGTATCCGTGATGACCGAGCGGAGCGGGGACTGCATGATCTCGACGAGGCTGTTGTCCATCAGCGCGTCATCGGTCTCGATGGCGATGGGCAGTCCTGATATGGTCACATCCTCGGCGATGTACGCCTGCGTTGCCTTCTCTGCCATCCAATGCGCAGTGAGTTGGTGGCTGATTATCGACTGCTCCCCCGTGCCGTTGGGCTTGGTCGTGAAGCTGGCCACGGGTGTCTCGGCGGTCGTGTGTCTACTCTTGACGACGATCTTCCCCGCCTCCGTGACGGATGCCATCATCCCGAACTTGCCCCCGGATATGAGCTCTTGTATGCACGTGAGATAATCGTAGGTGCTCGAGGTGTAGTAATCGGTCTGACCCATATCCGCAACGATAAC